GTGGAAAACTACCCAAAGCAGCACCTAAAGCAGATCCAACTCCTTTTGCTGCTGCTCTACCTATTGGTTCTCCGAGAGCAACAGAAATACCAAAGTTAATCAAACCACCAATAAATGGAATACGTTTAAATAATGGTTTCAACATTGCACCAACACCTTTAGCACCAGGACCCATTCCAATTGCCTTCATTGCATTACTGCCAGCCTTCTTAAATCCTACATCAACACTTTGTAATGCTTTACCCAATACAGTTTTTTGTGTATTATATTGTGCCACTGGGGTCATTCTTATACCACCGCCGCCGCGTGCCGGTGCCATTCTTCTAAACTGAGATCTAGTTGTAGTAAATCCTCTTCTTTGACCTGTATTGTTTCTAAAAAACCCACCTGTTCGATTGGTTTCTCCACCACCTGCTCCTGCCCCTGATCCTCTTGGTCCTCTTGGTAATATTCTTGCTGCTTGTAGTATTGCCCTAACACCTCTTGCTAGGCGTGCAAGTTTAAGAACAGCTTTTAATGCTAAACCACCAACTAATATGCCTGCAAATATTTTCCAATTATCAGTTATAAAATTAAATATATTTACAATTTTTTCTCTATTTTCGTCCTTTGATAACCACTTAAATGCCGCATTAGCAAGGAAACCAGTGGCAATAGCACCGAAAAACTGAAGTAATCTATCAAATACATTTCTAAATGGTTTGATAATAGGAGCTGTAAGATTGCTCACAGTTTTACCAAATCCCTTTACACTCTCTAGTGATTTTTCTCCTGCAGATCTACGATTATTTTCTGATTGCCTTCTAAATGCTTTTAAAGAATCTTCTCTTTCACTAATTCTACTGGCAAAATCAATTGCCAATTGTTGTTGTATCTCTACAAGAATACTATTGGTTTCTATTAAAGTTTTTTCTAATCCTTGTGGTTTCTTAGGTAGATACTTTGGATCTACATTAGGTCCTCTAAAAAGATTGTAACTAGACTTTATGGTACGATTACTTGGTGTTGTTGGTGGCGCTGGTGTTGGTTGCTGAACTGGACCAATTTTTTCTTTACTACTAACTTCTCTTACAAAATTGTCTTCATTATTATCATCACCAAAAGCAACATTCTTCAATAATTGTTTAAATCCTTTAAACCTTTCGTTGACTTTTTTGTCAATCTCTGGCATTAGATCCAGCAATATGCTGGACGACATATATTCTTTCGATTCTTCTACAATACTCTCAGTGACCTTTGGAGTTTTATTTACAGAAGAAAAATTAGATGCAGATACGCTGGTTGTTTTTAGTTTTGGTTTAAATGCACCGCCAAATATCGAAGAAGAAACTGTCTTCTTCCCCATCTTTGGTTTATCTGATATTCCTGGTGCTTTAAAAAACTGACCACTAAATGCCATGTTGCTGCTGATGTTCTAAACGCTGCTTTTCTAGATGGTTTGAAAGTAGAGTGATATAAATTTCCTTCTCCCAAGGAATTAGATTATCCAGTTCTGTTAAAGAATATTTATGATGCTGCATCAAGGCAAAATTATTATGATAGTATGACTCCAACGAAGTGTGAGCCATACTCAACTGAAAAAACTTGCCAGTCCCTCAAGAATTACATCACTCACAACACCTGTTTTAGGATTTTTAACTTTAATCTTATGAGACAACTTGGGCATAGTTGCAAAGAAAGTTTCAATCTCTTTAAACTGTTTGGTATTCATCTGTTCAATAAACTCTTTCATTTCCTTTTTAGAAGAATCAGATGCTGCCCAACTTTCTTCTTCATTATAGATAATATCCACACATGAAATAATCATATCTAAAGATTTATCCACATCACTTTCATCAGTATTATACTCAAAATTACTTTCAATAAACTGCTCTAAAGCAGGATACTTCAAACGCATTTTAAGATTATCATCTAAATTGATAATATTGGTGTGCTTTTTATCAGTTTGAATTTTGATATCATCAACGTCAATGCTAACCTGTGCTTGTGTTTCTCCATCATCAGGACAAGTAATATTTACTTCAATTGTTTCTCCAACAGACTTTGATCTGATATTTAAAAAGATGTATTCAATATCAAAAGTTGATAAATCACTAACCTTCACACCCCTAGTCTGAATACAATTTGTTATAGTATCTACAACAGCATTTGTAATCTGAGTCATATCTTCAGATTCTAATGCCATGACTAAAATCTTCTCTTCTCGCACAAGAAATGGGCGATATTTGATTTTCTTTTTGCTAGAGGGAATCACCAACTCATAAGTTGGAGTATTAATCTTTGGTAAAGGCATAATTAGCAAAACACTTCATGTTCAATTATTTAGTGTGGTAATTTAGAAAGGAACTGTGAACGGTATTTCTGCATTAGTATATACTGAAGAGAAATCTCCAAGACTATCTAAACTAAAATTAATATCACCAAGATTAGTTGCTAAGTTTAGATCTAGACCACTAGCAAACTGATTAGCAGCATCATTGTATTTTGGATCAAATGGATTACTTAATAATTCTTCTACGAAAGAATCATACTCAGTAGAATTTGCTCTAATCACAGAGTAATAATCATAAGTGAAAGTTACACTAACTTTTACGATTTCGGCACCACCATATGAGATAGGGATACTATTCATAGATTTTGGAAAAGCATTTCTTAATCTATAAATTATATTTTTATTTCTGCTACTGCTAAATTCACTGTAAGCATTATCTGATGCTTTGCGTTTTTTATAATCTCTTTCAAACTTTCTAATGTAAATGCCATTGTGCTTATAAAAATCTGGATAATTAAATCTTCTATAATATCCAGATTCAAACTGTGCTAAGGATCTCTCTCCACCTCCAGCAATATAATTCATCCATGCTTCAAAGAATCCAAGTGATCTATAATCATTATCAACATAAAATGTTAAGTCAATATCAGTATATAATCTCGTATGTGCAAATTCTTGATTAATACCCATGAAGTTGTCTTTAACCTCAGAAGTTGCGAATGCACTTGCAGGTAGAACTGCATCGGAACAAAGCAAACCTAAATTTCTAGTTACAAAATCTTCATCAAGGTTATATGATTTTTGAACATCAGGATTTGCAAGGAAATTTTTCATCCCACTGCCACTAACCCAATCAGGTGTAATATAAACCTCGTAAAAATTACTTTGTGATAAATTTCCGAATAATTCTGAAGGAAGACCTCCTTTCATATCCAGATTAGTAACGCTTGGTATTTTTGCCATCTAAATATTTTTAGGACTTTTATTATTAACTATTTAGATGTCATATAAGGGAAAATATTCACCTTCTTTTCCTAGAAAGTATAAGGGTGATCATAGAAACATAGTTTATAGATCACTATGGGAACGTAAGTTCATGGTTTATTGTGATAAGAACGAAAATGTTCTTCAGTGGGGAAGTGAAGAAATTGCTATTCCTTATAGGTCACCTGTTGATAGAAGAATTCACAGATACTTTCCAGATTTTTATATAAAATATAAAGATACAAATGGCAAGATAAGAAAATCAATTATTGAAGTGAAACCTTTAAGGCAATGTTCTCCTCCACCCAAACCCAAAAAACAAACTAGAGGTTACATCTATGAAGCATATGAATATGCTAAGAATCAAGCAAAGTGGAAGGCAGCAAGAGAATGGTGTCTTGATAGAGGATATGAGTTTAAAGTAATGACAGAGAAAGAACTGGGTATTAAGTAATGAACAGAATAGAACCAGAATTAAGTAAATTACAACGCATCTCAGATCCTAATTTTTTAATGAGAGAGATAGTAAATTTACTTGATACAAGTTTCCCACCAGAATCTGGAAAATATTATACCTTTAGATATCGTGCAAAAACACCAAACATTGCATATGATCGCCATCCTCTAGTTGAAGTTGTAGATGTTTTCAATTGGGGATTTCGTGGCGTTAATTATCATTGGGGAGAACCAAGACAATATACATGGGATGAAATATTAGGACAAATTTATGAGGCAACCGAAGAAGAATTTATCACTTTACAATCTTTACCGTTTCAAGCCCTAAATAACTAAAAAATCCTATAAATGGCTGATAATTTTGTAGAAGAAACAAATAAAGGTGGAAGAACTAAGCTCAAGCTTGGCGGTAATGAGGTAAAAAGTCTTGTCGTATCAAATTATAGACGAAGTACAACTACTGGTAATGTCGAACCAACAAAAGAAAATCATAGATTAGCACATTATATTGAAGTCAAAAAAGGAGAAGATGACAGATATCTGCTGAACAGAGGACTTAAGGATGAGAATGGGATTCCTTTTACAGAAGAATCATTTGGCAGACAATATATTTTAGTTGGTTATCAAGATGAAAATGGTGACATGATACCAAATCCAAATGCTAGTGCTGATCTTCAAAAAGATTATGCTAATTACAATCAAGGAAAAGACACAGAATTAACCAGAACACTGTTAGAAAAAGTAAATCAATCAAATATAGATGATGCAACAACAAAGAATGAAAATGAAGGGGTAAGAGGATATAATGCTGATATTCCTAGTGACGGATTCCTTCCTGCAATGCAGGTGCCCAACACAGCGACGGTGACGGGTGATACTGGAGTGCTTAAAACACCGCCTGGTGGTGGTGGAGATGGAGATGAAGATAAAGATATAGATACTTCACCTCCATCAATAGCAAGTTTTGGTCCAATAGCAGCAAAATCAACTGCATCAGGACTTGAAGGTCTTCCAGGTAAAACAGTTAGATATCCTGATGCACTCATATCAGATCAAACAGATTACTTAAAAATAGGCATAAGAGCATATAAAGCGGTTGGTGAAGAATTTGTAAGAGATCGATCCCTTGGTCTTCTAGATTCCGCTACTGGTCAAAAAGCAGCAGATAATCTTGGGTATATTCTTTTACCAATTCCAGCAAATATTCAAGATACAAATGCAGTTAAATACACTGACGGTAATATGGATGCTCTTTCAGCAGAAGCTGCTAAATTTGCAACACGAACAATAAGTTCTAGTACTCAGGATGATCCCATTCAAGAGTTACAAAAAGCATTTAAAGGTGCTGCTGAAGGTATTGGTAAATTTACACAGGATGGAACATTACAAAAATTAGCAACTAATTCTCTTGCCGCAGAAGCTTTAAATGCTTTACCTGGTGTTAGTGTAACAAGAGATCAACTTATTGCAAGGGGAAGTGGTGGAATAGTAAATCCAA